TTTGGAGGCTTCCGGGGTCAAAAAATACCCACCAAAGTGCGCATCGTTGAGAGGCGTGGTGGGTCTGCTATGCGCAAAAGTGCGAGTGCAATCTTAATTCTAGTGAATTAAGACTGGTTGCGTAAATCATTTTGCATACGTCTATTTATACTTTGGGTATAACTGCTTTAATGAGTGCGCGATGTTCAAGACGCGTTTTAGTATTTTCTTTTAGAGTTACTGAAATATCGTTTGCCTCTAAGGCATCAATTATTGCTTGTATTGAGTCATAGATATGACCAATATCTTCTTCGCTAAATTGCGGATAATTAGCTTGTCTTCTACGAAGCCAGTCATATTTGTCCTGTTCTTCGTTTATTACGTCAATCTGTTCTTGATTTTCTGTATTCATGATTAGTTATTATGATATTTGTAAACCAGCAGGTTTTACTAAAGTGCTAAATGCGTTATTTGGAGAAGTTATCTGCCCTACTGCTTTTACAATGAAACTTGCGGTGGTTGAAGCAGGTACACTAACCCCTATTGTGCCACCAAACGCAGCACCCCCATTGTTATTAAACATACTTATTTCAGGCCACACAAGCAAATATCGATTGGTAGCTACTTGTCTACCACTAATTGAAAATTTTGGAATAATATATGTAACTGGTCCTAATGGCAATACTGGGTTTTGAATTGCAGCTGCAAATGTGCCAAATGCGACGGGGGAATTTATAAGTGCAGTTGGCGAATCTGACCACTGCGCTTTCATTTCGACAAACAAAGAACTAGCAGCAGCCAAATTTGTCACGTTTGAATAGTCATATGTGATAGATAAATTATACATGTCTATACTTGTAACATTCATGACACTTGAAACGTTAGCCAAAGAATCCCATACAAGATGTATATTATACGGTCCATCAAATGTGTTATTAGTATTATTGCCTGCAAGACCAATAGGGTCATATGAAGTAGAATTTAAACCACCTAAATAGTTAATATCTTGCGTAGAAACCACAATAGAAGTTGAAGGTACTTGTTTAATTACTAAAGAACCATTTGAAACAGCAAGAGTTTCGTCGTCAACTTTTACTCCAAGATTGCCCTGTGAATCGACTTGAAAGGCTCCAGTGTTATTATACTTGATATAATTACCAGCAATTATTCCATCGCGCGCAACTAATTTACTAACAACGACAGTGCCTGACACTGAATCTAAATAATATCCATTGGTACCAACGTTAATTGTTCGTACCCCTGTGGTAGGATGTGTAGTTATTTGTCCGTTAAAATTGTCACTCTGTATATTTTTTGTTAATACGAAATCTGTTACTAAATTGCTAGCAGCAATTATATTTGATGCTAATAAACTATTAGACGCAATTGCTCCTGCTGCTATCTTACCTGCAGTAATAGCTCCAGCTTGAATTTGGTTTGCAGTAATAGCTCCAGCTGCAATTTGGTTTGCAGTAATAGTATTAGCAGCAATTTGGTTTGCAGTAATAGCTCCAGCTTGAATTTGGTTTGCGGTAATAGTTCCAGCTGCAATTTGAGTTGCAGTAATAGTTCCAGCCGCAATCTGGTTTGCTGTAATGGTATTGGCCGCAATTTGGTTCGCAGTAATGGTATTGGCTGCAATTTGGCTTGCAGTAATGGTATTGGCTGCAATTTGGTTTGCAGTGATCGAACCAACACCTATTGATATTGCTGTTAATACTCCCGTTGCAATCTTATCAGCAGTAATAGTCCCAGCTGCAATTTGGTTTGCTGTAATGGTATTAGCTGCAATATTGCCAGCTGTAATAGTATTAGCTGCAATCTTATCACCTGTAATAGTTCCGGCTGCAATATTAACAGCAGTGATCGAACCAGCACCTATTGTTATTGCTGTTAATACTCCCGTTGCGATCTTATCAGCAGTAATAGTCCCGGTTGCAATATTAGCGGCAGTAATAGTTCCAGTTGCAATATTAGTGGCAGTAATAGTTCCAGCTGCGATCTTATTGCCTGTAATAGTTCCACTAGATAATGCATTTCCAATCGCGCTGTCTATAAATTGTTTAGCTGTTATTTTTTTATTGGTCCCATCAGGACTCATAGTGTTGTCGCCAGTATCAATAACTTGAATTAAATAGTTCGAACTAATTGTCTGTGTCGAATCTAGTTGCGAAGTTTTCTTATTCATATAGTCTATTTATACCTTTTTCTTTTTCTCCTCAGCGCGTATACGACTCTGTATTTTTTTGCCACGCTTCTCTAGGCGATCAAGCACCTGATGCGCGTCCATCCAAATGTCTTTGTCTTCAAGCATGTCTTTAATCTCGGCTTCAGTAAGAAAGTCTGAATACATATCTTTAAAGAGATTTGCACTCCAGTTGCGTTCATGAACCATGCCATGATACATCTCGCCACCTTTGCCAGCTGTTCCTGCACTATAGTTATGAAACAAGAACATGCTGTGATCTGTTATCATATACTCATCAGCCATCAAAAAGATAAGGGTTGCTGCGCTCATGCATGCGCCTTCAACACTCACCATAATATGAGCTTCAGTTTCTGAGAGTGCTTGCATAAACTGAATAGTAGTAAACAAGTTGCCTCCTGGACAGTTAATGTGAATCTTTACAACGTCGCTTGGTCGACTGTTGCGTATGTCATGAAACCACTGTATATAGTCACTTGCGTCGCCAATCTCTTCAGAGAGGTAATATTCTTTGATTGCACCATAGTCACTTGAGAAGCAATCATTCGCGCCGCCCTTTAAGATGTCTAGTAAGCCCTTATTTTGTATGTTTTGTTTATGCATGACCGAATAGTTTTTTGGTGTTATATTCATTTATAGTCTTAAAAAGTTCTTCTGTCCAGCGATCTCGTTTTTGTACAAAGACCAACGGCTTTGCGTGGTTTTCTACTGCCATAACAATTACTCCTTGACTTACTGGGGTGTCAGTGCGCTCTTCACACATAATAGCGTATGCCGCCATCTGTATAAAATAACTGTCAATCTCGTCTTCATTTTTAACTCGAGAGCTTGTCTTAAAGTCAATAATACTAAGACGGCCGTCAAATTCTGCAATGAGGTCAACTCGACCAGCGAGGCCAAGATGCTCTGAATAGAGTGGAGCCTCTTGAAGACGCACGTTATCGATACGACTGTCTAAGACTGGTTTTATAGAGTTAAACATGTCTTTTACATGAGGCATCTCTCCTTCAGCAAAATAGTGTTCTTCGTTGTCGATGTAGCGTTCAACTGCGGTATGTAAAGCGGTACCGCGCGTGCTTGCGTGACGTGACACCCTCGCCGCTTCAACTTCACCGACTCGTGCTCTCCATTCTTGAAGCGCTCCCTTATTGCGAATGCCCAAGACAGTAGTAATACTAGGATAGGCTTTACCACTAGGAGTCGTGTAGAAACGACCAGACACTGTTGTGTTTGCTTCTAGATCTCTATAACCAAGATCTAGAGGAGAGTGAATAAATTTTTTTCGATTCATTAGAGAGTATCCCAGTCAACAAACATCTTTTGCTGTATTTCCTTGTCTCTTCGATTGTCATCAAAGCGATTCTTTTTATACTTTTTGTTTCGTGAACGGTCATCATGATTGTCATCATAATAACTTTGTCTTTTTTTATTGTCTCTATTTTTTCTACTGCGTCCCATATCTCAACGGGTTTCTATTTTTGTGTGTCTCCCACTTGCTTTTTTTACTTTGTTTAGCACGTCGTTCCATCCTGATCCTGCTCGCTGAAGAATAGTCTTGCCACCGTCATATGATATGCCTGGCGAAGATATTATTCGTTTTATATGACCCATAGCTGCGCATTGTGGGCAACCTTCATTTAATGGCGCGTCACGCATATCCATTGGTAGACTAGCGTCCCATGTATGGTCACACGCAGCGCAGTTATATGTGTATGTCATATTATTCTATTCCTAAATTTGGAAAAGCTTTTTTTACAACAGATGCCGTAAGCAGTGTATATTTTTTATGCAACTTTTTATCTTTCATAGCGATCAAAATTTCTGCATCAGATTCATGTACATTTTCAAGTAGCTTTATAAAAGCCATTTCCTTTTTAATCCTATTGTAATTATTACTTCCAACGACAAGACGCGGCAATACGTCAATTTGTTTTCTTAACGGAGAAAAGCGCATTCCGGCCGGGTTTGGACTTGGAGTGTATGGAGGAGCGCCAGGCGGCAGATCAAATTTTATATCAGCTCTAAATGCAACTTGAAGTATAGTCTTTAGTTCATACGACTCGTTTTCTTGAAGGATGCGTACCCGATCTGCAACTTTGTCAGCGCCTTGTACGCTCTCAAAAATTTCAAATGGATGCTTTGCTCTGTTGTTTGATGCAGTCTGAGGTCTCATAACGTATGTTTTATTTATGTGTAAAAAATTCTTCGGCACAAGATACAAGCATGTTGCACCGCTTCGAGATAAGATAGTTTAGTATCTTAGAGTTGCCGACTGTAGGGCATTCAGAATAGGCAGACAAGATTGCAGCCTTTACAGCTTCTGGAGTTTTACTAAGATCAATTACAGTGCTGTTGCGAACATAGTTACGATAGACCGCTTCTGGAAGTACGCTTTGTAGTTTACCTTCATGCGCAGCTGCGATCCATGCCGCCATTTTTGTTGAGCTAAGAGGGGTTTGGCGACTGCCATCAACAAATACTGTATCACTTGATAACACGTTTGGAATGCCATCGCCGCTGTCGCCACGAAAGATATGCTCATAGAGATAGTTGGCTGGGTTTTTATCACTCAACATCTTTTTAGTCATAGGGCTGTACTGGGAGACGTTGTCATACTTTTGTAGTTGAATAAAGTCTTTATCAGCGCTAATGATCATTACAGGCTCATGCTGACCAAATTCTTGAGTAGACTCGACTAGTGTGCCTATGACGTCATCTGCTTCAGCGCCTTGCACAGTCACGACTGGATATGGCAGATGCTCTGCGATTTCATCGCGTATCTTGTTTATAATAGAAAAAATTTCTTTCCAATCAAGGTCAGAAGACTCTCGGCTTTTCTTACGGCCAGCCTTATATTGTGGGTAGTAGTCTTTACGCCAGCTGCCGCCGTCGCAGGCAAGAATCATACGGCCATACTTGTCTCGATATTTGAGATTATACATTCTCAATGAGTTTAAGATAATATGCCGCATAAAGTCTTCTGTAATTTTCCCAGGACGAGATTGGGAAAATATGGCAGAGATTGCGATTCCAGAATAGTCAATTAGTATCATGATATAATTATATACTGTAGTGACTCAAATG